TTAACTTTGATGGTTTGGTTGTGACAGCCATCGACAATTTTGATCCTGGGTTTGCACGGCGATATGACATGATGCCTTTTTTGTTCAAACCGCCAGCTTCAGATTTGCCTTCTTTGCGTTGCCATGCAGGTGTGGCTTCGTCCAATTCAACTTCTTCGCTGACCTTTTCATTTTTGCTCGACATGTAACCAGCAACAGTCTCCATGTAGTCGGCAGCTAGAGTGACTTTAGATTGAACCCAACCAGGCAATTGCATTTTTGGATCTTTTACTATGTCGCGCATCGTGCTAATTGAACGCTGAATCTGATCCAGTTGATTCATAACCATGCTGCCTTCATCGTCAAGTTCTTTGCCCATTGCGATTGCAACATGATTCTCTTCAACCCGTTCAACTTCTTCTTTGTGCCAGTTTTTTGTAATATTCTTTAGTGAACGGCTCGTGTCCATGGGTTCTCTTGTTTTTATTCTATCCAGAGCTTTTGACATACCAGCCAATCTCTTATCAGAAGTCTCCATGTCACCTTTTTTGGCAGAACTCATTGTTTGACTCAAAGCTTTTTTGGTATATCTTTTTAGTGTGCCCGTATCAAGTTCATCAATCTGTTCAACTTCTTCTGTTATACCATCATGGAACTTAGCATATGGATTTTTGTCGCCGTAACCATGTCTTCTGGCCATCTGTGACAATTCACCTTTGCTTTTGCCTGCAAAACGTTTCTTATTTTCTTCATCGCTAGTCATTCTTATTTTTTCTTTGGCTTTGATGACGGATGATGGCATTGCACCCTCTTCAACCTGTTCAACTTCTTCCTTCATACCCTTTAGGTGTTCACCTTGGGTCTTTAGGTGATTGACTTTTGCGAGAAACAATCTGTGTCCATCTAAATCGCCTTTCATCAAAGCGTCATTAGCTTTTTCTTCATTGTCTTTAGCCATTTGTTCAAAGTGAGATATTTGTCTCTGAACCTCTTCTTTTTCTTGATCTTTGGCAAAGTCTAGGAATGATTTCATTTCTTTTTCTTTTTCTTTGAAATTGTTATACCAATATTGTCTTTTGGACTTTGAATTGGCTCTTTGTTTGTCGCACCGTTTAACACACCAGCAACACCCATCTCATTGTCGCCTGGATCCATAAAAGATTCTTTTAGACGATTTCTAAAAGAAACAAAATTAGTTTCTTCTCTATACGTTACGTCCCCCAGACCAGACATAGGATAAACTGTTCCTTGTTGGCGCGTATCGAATTCCGGACCGATGGTTGTAATGTTTCTGTGTCTGTAACTAGCAGTCGGAACATTAACCAGTCCCTTCTTCTTTATTTTTTCTTTGTCTTTGCTGAAGTTTGTTTCTTTTGGCTCTGGGAAGTCTTGGCGGGTTTGCGCGGAGTTTTCTTCGGTGTAGGTTCGGAAGATGTAACTACCGTTTCGCTTGTTGGCGTCCCACTTGATATTGTCGGCGTTGGGGTCTCCTGCACGATTGTCGGCTGGGATATCTCCTGGACCTGCGGCTCTTGGACCGGCGCCGCTTGATATTTTTGGATATCCAGTGGATGTTTTTCCGGTGTTGCGCTTGGACTTGTAATTTTCAAAAAATCTAGAATTTTTCTTAACATTTTCATCTTCCTTAAATAATAAACCATATGATTCTGCGATATTGATTTTACCGCGACTTTCCAACCAAGAGAACGCAATTTCATTGTAATTTTTGTTCTCAATGAACCTATTTATTTTTTTGTAGGTGTCAGTAATATCTTCTTCGATTTCTTCGAAAGAAGAACTGTTATTGAAGTCGATAAAGTTGGAAAATTTTTGATAATAAGATTCTTTGCAGGTTTGTGCAAGTTTCCACTTATCGTATCTGACAGATTCGGCAATCATTTTTGCCAGTTTTTCATTTCTCTCTTTGCTGGCTTCGTTTGTGGTGTCAACAAACACCATAGAAGTTTCATAACCCAATTCTTCTAGTTCTTCTTTAATCGTAATCATTCTTCTGTGATCATCAGCAGGACCATTGATAATCAGTGGTCCACGATTGCGGATAGCTTCTCTGCGTTGATCACCAGTTTTCTCAGACAACTTCTGTTTATCCATTAAAATATCAAAAGCTTGAATTGAATTGAGTTCAACAGTTTTACTTTCGGCAATTGCTTCGCGAATGATGATATCTTTACCTGAACCTGGACCACCAGTAACAAAGATGGCCTTGAACAGACCACGATTGTTATCTTCATTCAAACCTAAGCCTTTACGAACATCACGGAATAACTCTTTTGCGTGTTTTTCTGGTACATGAGAAGGAATACCACTTTTGAAACCAGGTTTCTTTTTGCCATCACTATCGATGTAATCATTGAAACGATTGTTGATAGCATGATCTCTCATTTTTGATGCAGACATACCTTCCGCACCTTCAGAATCGGGATCTCTTTGACCAGCAGACTTGACTTCAATTTTCTTAAAGTTGAAAAGAGATCCTTTGGCTGTACCATTGAATTGTTTTAACTTGCTTTCATATTCAGGTATTCTGTCTGAACCGGCAACCATGACCAAGTGGTCGTGACCCATTTGATTCAATCTTTGTGCGTGATGCAAAAATGAAGGAAGTTCTTTACTAGACGATTCAATGTTTGTGTTAGGAAAGAATCTTTTCGCGTGTTTTACTTTTGTTGCAACATCCAAAGGATTTTTCTTTGAATCGACAGAATGTGAAATGATCACATGATGTGGTGCATTATAATCTTTTGCAATATCTTTCACACGATTAACCAGTTTTTCGTGGCCAATGGTGGGAGGATTCATACGACCAAAAGCCATGACAACAGGACTCTTGGTCTTAGAATCGTCTTCTAGTTTTTCTAAGAAAGATTTCATTATTCTTTAAACCCTAAACTCTTTTTAAAATTAAACAAATGTTCATCATTATCCAAATCAACATGACTCTTTTTTAATCCACCTTTTCCGTCTGGATGAAAAGCAACTGTTCTTGCTGATTTGTTACCTTTTTGTTTCTCTCTAATTCTCCAAACACCTTTACCTGAAATTTTTGGTAGACCATGGCCAGTTTGATCTTTTTTGCCTACACTGTAAGTACCAAAACCACCGACTTGTAGGACATGTACATGGTGATCTTGTAAATAGGCGTGTGCAGGATCCAAATTTGAATGTTTAATCTCTATTGTTTTAGCTCGACCAGATTCTGTTGTTTTGACTTTATTTGGATTTGGAAAATTTTGATTCATGTGATCCAATATGCCAGACTTTTCAATTTGTTTTGCGTAAAGTGGTCTTTTCTTTCTTGCATCGGCACCGATGTGCCAACCCTTTTCAGCTGTGTGGTGAATAGTTAATTGACCCATTGCAGCAGAAACGCCATCTTTTGTTTCGCCGTTTAACAGATTACCATTTACTGTTCCTGGATGAAATTTTCCAGTTTTTCTGTTTTCTAAAGCAAAATCTGTACCTGCGGTAGATCCTGCTCCAGACAGGTGTGGGGGCATGACACCATGGTGTTTTAAACGCTCAACGAATTTATTTTCATAATCATGTCCCTTATTGGGTTTTGCCTCACCTGGTTTGTACAATTTTGAAATTGGTATGATGTGTTTGTCACCAACATGATCTTCTGCATTAACGTGTATCTTACCATCAAGATTTTTAAATGCACCTTTTATTTTTATTTTTGAACCGGCAGGCAAATCTTCATGGTCGGCAGCTAACGTATGCGTAAATTCTTGTGAACCTATATGAGGTTGTATATATTTTTTAAGGTGATCTTCACCTGCTGTACCAGAAGCCGTCATTTTTCCTCGGCCTTCCGTTATTAAGAAACCTTTAAATGTTTTCATATTAGAAGTTCCTCATTCCAGCAAAGTTTCTACGAGAGAACTCGGCTCTATTTACAAATTTATCACTGTCATTATCGTGATGGAAAACATAACCTTCTGGATTGGCACTTTCTCCACCATGTTCATGTTCGAATTCTTGATGTTGATTTAAAACACCAATCAGTGCATTCTTTGCTGTCTGTAGATGCCCATGCATTTTAAACAGGTTATTATAATGTTTTTTGTTTCTTTCTATCTTGCCAAGTTCATCTTTAAGTTCGTTTTGTTTTGCAACTTTATTCTTTTCAGTCTTCAACTTATCAATAGCTTTATTTTTGCTGGTTTCTAACCAGTTTTTAAAGTTTTGGTGATTAGGTTCTTCACCAGTTCGAACTGTGTGGTTCATATAGGTTTCTAGGTGCCCACCAACTCCGTGGTGAGCTTTTGTACCCGCATACATGTCATCACCATGGGTATCGTGTATTGCCTGTGCAGCATTGATGTGTTTCTGAAATTCTTTTTGTTCTTTTGGACCAAAATGAACTTTTCCGGCATCCACTCTTGGATCAACAGAAAATACATCTGAATGTTTTGCGAACTTTTCGTGATTAACTTCGTGAGAAGCGTTTAGACTTTTTGCATTTTCGCCGTGATAAGATAAGTGTGTGACAAGACCAATTTTTGCTTTATCAACAGCTTTCTTATGATCACCATGTGCGGTGTATGTTAAACCAGAAGGATTGGGATTGAAAGAAGTTCCTCCAGATTTTGACTTCTTCTTGTCTTCAGCCGTAAACATCATATCACCTTGGTAAACACCTTCTTTTGGTGCAACTTTAGGTAAGTGTTTTAGTGCTTCTTTTAGTTTTCCAACAAGACCAGGTGCATGACCGTGGTTCTTCATAATGTCTGCGGGTGTGTAGTTGATCTTAGGTGTCTTATTGAATGCAGACTTTGATGCAACAAAAAACTTACCGTTTTCTGGATGGTGACCATAAACTATGGCTGGAGAACCGTCATATTTTGTTGTTAGTTCGGAAGTCTTTTTACCTTGTTTAGTGTGTTCAGCTGCAGCCATTAGAGATTTCAGTGCGCGCTTTGCACCCTTTTCACCATTCTGTAATGGGCGATCTTCAACGTGCGTCAAATGTTTAATCTGACGGCTAGCACCTTCTTCTTCAGGCTCCACCTGTTCTCTGATATATGACTTGAAAGATTTCATTAATACGCCTTTGAATGCAACACACTTTGGTTGCCCGTGGACTTATTTATAATGGATTATACCACACACCAACAAATTTGTCAAATATTGGATTCGATATATAGAGTTCAATAATGTTCGATTTGCCCGTTTCCTGCGAGCCAACCCCAACAATTTATTTTCTCATATTCGACCAAATATTCTTTTGGTATATTTACAAAGTGTGCATGTTCAGTATCCGCAAGCCCATTAGATAATAATTTTAAATTTTCTTGTATTACTGATAAATAAGTATCCACCAAAGATGGACACATAGACCACAGTCTAGTAATTAATAGGTGGTCTGCACCAAACTTAACATTACCAGTCCAGGTTGGTATTCTTTTCTTGAAAACAAACTTACCAAAAGTATTGTCATAATCTTTAATACTAAAAGAATCATCAAGTTGTGATCTTGCAGAGAATTTAAATATACGATTAACTGAAGACAACATCTTATTTAAATCTGGATTTGTTTTGATTGTCGAAAGTGTCGCAAACAACAAACAGTTTTCTCCATGACTTTTTAAACCATTAACTGCACAATATCTGGTGTTTGATTCTTCACTTAAATCCAGATAGTAGTTAGAGAGGCCAGCTAAAGTTTCTTTTTCCAATTTAGAGACTGGTCTAACCGAAACATCCGCAAATAAAATGATGGCTTCAGGCACTTTTTCTCGCACAGACTTGAGTGTTGAAACGGTTTGTGCAAATCTATCATCATCATTAAAAACACCCATTGCAGGCTTTAATGATGAAGTTATGATGAATAAAGGTGTATTAGGTATCATAGATAGTGGCTTAAATTATCAGAGTCTCTGTAAAGGTTAATTGCTTCTGCTCTAGGATAAGGATTAGATTCGTTGAAATCGTTGATCAATATTCTAGATGAATTCTGTAATCCACAAATCAAATTGAAACTCTTGAAACCAAGTCTGTACAACATTTCTCTGGTTTGTGGTGTATACTTGTTCTCTCTTGCAGAAGTGAAAATGAATTGAGAACCAGATTCTTGCATTTTAAGTAGACGTTCCAGATTGTTTTTCAATGGCACTTCTGGTACACCAGATTCCAGATCCAGTCTGGACTGCGCCTTAATGATAGTACCATCAATATCACAGAAGATAACTGGTTTGTTATTGTGTTCGAACCAGTCTTGTGCGGTGCCAACATCAACATAGTTTGTCACCATCTTTTCGGTGAAGACCATCTTATTATTGATGCAGCGCGAGATAACATCAGAAACAAAAACTTCTCGACTGGTTTCTATCTGTTCAAATGCATTCTTATACACTTTTGCAGAGAAGAACTTATAACCACCAACACAGAATGTATCGGAGACAACTTGTTTTTCAATAATGTCAGTGATTATACCATTTTCATTTGAGACGGTGAAACTCTTTGATGCAAGTTTCTTCAAGACTTCATGTTCGGAGATTTTTGAAACACAAACATAGTTACCATCAGAAAAATCATGGTCAAAGTAACTGTCACAATCTTTGATGAAAATCTCACAGTTGTCTAAGTTAGCAGCCTTTATGATTTGATAGACAGTATCGGCAGGACCTCTGGTTGGTTTATCGATGATGATACAATTAATATTGTCCGGGCATTCGTGTCTGATTTGTTCGCGAACATTGTATTTCTCCTCATGTTCTTTGAGAATGCCTATATGAATCTTGTATCCTTTTTCTATGAAAGGTCTTAGTGCATTCATCAACATCATATCGTGTTTGTAATCATACAACAGATACTTCGGTTTCATGTTTGGGAATCTGGTTGACAGACCAGCTGCTGGTACAATTATTTCCATAGTCTTCTAATCTCTCTCAAAATAAATTCACGTTCAAAGTCACCACTCTTAGTATGTAGATACACTCTCAACAACATTAGTATCAACAAGTTATCGTTGAAAGCCAAAGGGAAAAGTTTTCTTAGTTTATCTTGTATGTTTTGTAATTTGATATCTAGTCGAACGTCAGTCTTCCGTAAGAACCATTTACATTCTAAATCCTGACGCATCTTTGCAATGTCGAAAATGTAAGAATCGTATTCTACAGACACAGCATCGATCATACAGAACTTTGACTTGGCATAGATGATGTTTTCTAATGTCAGATCACCATGATAAGTTGAACTTGGTAATTCTTTTGGTAGTTTCTCGATCAACTGATCTTTGGTGAATGGTAATTCTTCGTTGTCTTTCAACCAATCAAGTTTCTTATCATAAACACCAGAATAATCTTTGTTGACGGAAATTTTTGCGAAAGAACTGAATGTCTCTATTATGAAGTCTTCTAATTTTGTGGTTGTATTATGAATTAGATAGTTTTTCATATCTAAACCATGAATATACTCCATGTCAATCAGGTTGTCTTCGGAATGATGTATTCTCGGCACATTATAACCTGCACCATGGAGTGATGTTAACCTTTCCAGGTTTCTTTCAATATTGTTGACTTTTCTTACAAACAATCCTTGAGCATTTTCCATCAAGTATATTTTGCTGCCAGAATGCCCGGAAAATTCCTTTACTGTTTTATCCATTGTTCGTAATCATCCCGAATCAATGAATGCCATGTTCCGTTGTGTGCGCCAGGCGGAAAAGGATTTTGCATATTAACATACACAAGATTTTCACCATGAAGGTTGTGTCTATGTAAATTGGCTCGCATCAAGTCTTCACCAATGAATTGATTACCACCATTATAGTACTCATCAATGTTTTCATAGGTCGACATGTATTTCATCATGTTATCTTTTGATGAGAATGCAAACTGATCATTACCAAAGTCTCTTGTTGGTACCATTCTGCAATTAGGTATATACAGTTTACTGTTATCCAATTCTTCAAAAGGAATTTTGACATTCAATGCATAATCTGTACGTGAACGGATGATCCAATCGTAGTCACCAAAGATTAATTTCCTACATTCATTCATCGAATAGAACATTCGATACGTAAATCGTGGAGGATACTTCTCTGCGTTTGGTGTATTCGTGTATTTACTGTCGTAATCAGCTAGTGGTGGTGTTTCCAATTTATAACTTGCTGGTCTATAAAGTTCCAAAAGTTTTCTTTCACCATCGAATTTCCAACTGTGAATATACACATCCACATCATAATGATCTAGTAGGTTCTGTTTATAAAAATCATAACCTTTGTCAAATGATCTGGCTTGCCCAGAAAAACATAATGCAATTTTCATCTTTGTATTGATACAGTCAGTTGATTTGTTGTAACACCACGGAGTTTGTTCATGTATATATTACGCAACAACATCATGTGTGGGCAATATCTGTCTTCTTTATGTATTCTGATATTCTCTTCGCCATATTTGCGATCATGTCTTAGATGATCTTCGAATTCTTTTTCAAAAGGTGTAGAATGTAGTCTTTCATATTGATCATATAGAAAATAATGCTTTGCGTATGAGAATGGCATGATTGCAAAGATATCGGATATTAGATTATAAGACTCTTCAAAAGGTGTGATTAACATATCAACATCTTTGAAATCAAATAACTGACCGAACTGAATATCATAACGACAATAAACAAGTGTGTTGTATTCTTCTTCAATTAAATCAAAAGCCTTCTTACGACTATAATTCATTGATGCATTACCAGCAATTCGATCTTGATTTGGATTTTTAGGATGTGCTAGGCGAATCCTTTTTTCCATTTCTTCGAATTCTTCTTTATGCAGTTCATAATTTTCAGCTTTGATTCTGACGGGTTTCAATCTGTCAACTATATTGTCAAATTCTTCTTTACTGTCCGACCAAAGGTGACAATAAACATCTAGTTGATTCAAATCAATAAATCTTTTGATGTTTTCCCATGTTTGGTCAAATGTTCTATATTGACCAGATAAAACTATACAATTTTTCATTTGACCCAGTACCAAACATCACACTCTGTGAAAAGAATCTCTTTACCAACCTTTTCGGCAAATTCATTGGCTGCCTGGCGCACACCAGAAATGGCATTGTAATCGTGGCCAGCAAAGATACCACCAGTCTTCAATTTAGAATAGAAGTTTGCACAATCTTTTGTCAGTTGTTCGTAGGTGTGTAAACCATCAATAAAGATAACATCGAAATAATCATCTAACACTTGATCTACAACATTGTCAGAATAATCTCTCAATAGACCAAAACGATTGCTGTAACCTATCAAACGGTTCATAAACCTCTGATAGATTGCTTCGCGTTCATTTAGATTGTTTCCGTTCCAGTCAACATAGTTCGTATATGGATCTACGCCAGTCAATACACAATCTGGATTACTGTCAAGTAAAAATTGTGTGGTGTCACCAATGTCACATCCAATTTCCAATACTTTGGGATGAGACATTTCTCTAATCATTGCACCAAGTCCATAACCAGAACATTTAAATGCAGAAGATGGTGGTGTGAAAGCCTGTGTTTCAGTGTTGAATGTAATAATATCGCTCATTATATAGTCCTGTATTTAAAAAATTGAGATTCATCTTCTTGATTGTATTTTTCCATCACGAATTTCTTCCATTCAGGAACACGATCATATTGATGCACGATTGGGAAAACATATTGGTCGTTCGTATAAACCACTCCGTCTCGGAATACAGGTTCATAACAAAGAAGGTTCGGCCTGAAATGATCAATCTTTGTGGGATCAGCAACAGTGCCAGCTTCACACGCCCAATTATCGGTGTGATATACAACATCTTTAAAAGGTTGTGTTCCAATTAAGACATTGAACACCGCTTGGTCACAAATAGGAATTGGCCTGTTGATTGCGTTCGTAAAGATATTGAAGACCATATCTTTGACATACTCTGATGTGCCACCAAAAGTTCCTACGTTATAGATCGTATTGTTTTTGAATTGTTCGTAAACATACGGACCATAAGACTGTTTGAGATTGTCATCACCCCAAGGTTCGTCTTTGTAACGCAGACCTTCAGATGCAATGATTAACTTTGGTGTGAAACTATCGTGTCCAATGATTGAATCCATGTAAGCAAAAGGTGTGTACTGAAAGTAAACGTCTTTCACATCTGTCGTGACAACGAAATTATACTTTGACCAATTGTGTCTTAGATATTCGTAGATTGAGAGGAAACGTAGTACATGAATTGGCACACCATCGACTTGTTTCATTGGAAAGATAATCACACCTTGATTCTTCAACCAATCGATTGTCTGTACAGATGTTTTTCCAGTCACCAGAACAACATCATTATCACCAGAAACTTCTTTTGCCGATAGTACCCAAGGTTTTAACTGATTGATTTCGTAATTAGTAAAACCACCAATAATTAAATTTTTCGCCACGGAAATTCTCCATTATATTTTTCATTCATCACTTTATTACCATTTAAGAAGAAGTCTGCATTGACAGAACCAGCATTGCCATCAACACGATAGTTGACAGTATATTTTCCTGTACAATTGAATTTGGGAAAATGTTGTGATAACACTTTTAACCAAACACGATCTTGACCCCACCCTCCATGCCAAACCTGTGCTAATTTTATCGCAACTTCAGTTTTTATGCAATAGCAATTTGTATCAATATGATTAATACCATGATATGAATGCCATTTACCTAAAGATTCACAGTCATCATTACATATGTATTGCCCATCTTTGGTACACACCTTGCGGAGTGAATAGGACCAATCCAGGTTCTGTTGTTCGATTGTTTTGATGCAGTTCTCTATATGATCTGGTTCAAACCAACAGTCTTGATCCAGGTAAACCACATAATCAGTATCGATTAGATGAGTGAAAGCCGCATAGACTCTATGCCCATAGAATCCGTTGGCACCAACATTAAGTGGCAGAAAACATCGCGTTAAGTTTTTTCTATCCAAGAAATCGTCTGTAATGATTCTTGTGCTAGCATGTGCTTTTGGTCCATCCGCAACAATATAACATTTTGTTTCATAAGATTGATTCAGTACGCTACGAATAGCATCTTTCAACTCTGGTGCACCAGTAGTTGGCATAATCACAGTCACACTCATAATTTAACCTCTTGTTAGTTTCAATATAATTTCTATTTGTTTTTCAATAATCGGTTTGCGGTTTGGCCAGTAGATATATTCTTTGTCGCCTGTACTATGTAGTTTCTTCAGGAGAGGCACAATTAGTTTCTCTACATCTTCCAGTCTTTTTTTGTAATCTTCGGCTGTCTGTTCTGTTTTGTTTATTGCTGAATTATATTCTTCTTCCGATACGGCAGAAAAACCGTAATCGAAATCGGATTCTTTATAATCTTTTAAAATTTTATCAAATTCGTTTAATGGCATTATTTGTATGAGTAGTCACACATCATACGAGTGGGATAACCATCACCACCTTGCGTATCACGTATGTTAAGTTTAAGAATGTAGTGACCCGTTTCTATTTCCATATCAATACGTTTACCTGTACCGGACTTACCACCATAGTATACATTACAAGAAGTTGGTGTAGCGGCTGATGTCATGTATGTCTTATCAATCTCATAGACCTTGGTCTTACCAGTCAATTTATGAACAATAGTATAACCATGGCCCACACCCGAAATTAGAAAATTTTTAAGTTGATTTTTTTGTTTTTGTGACATTGTTTTCCACACATCGTCAACGTAACCTTTTTTAAGCTTACCATTAAAGATATCACAGAATACCGCATCATTGATATTGAACATATCTAAAATTTTCAAACCATCTTTATTGGTAATTCGTCCAGATTTAATTTCAGCTGGAGAAAGCACTGTACGAATACCGGAATTGAAGAATGTAACTGTGCCACCAGTCTTCAAACTTAGATAGATTTTCTTTTCATCTGTGATTAATGTAATATCGCTAACAACGGGCCCCAGATTATTATCGGTTACAGTAATCTCAGATGAAATAAGAACTTGCGGAGTGAAAATGAATGGTCGTTTGTTATTCAACTCACCAACCATTTTTACTTCTAGTTTTTTGACCTTGTTTAGTTTATGCAATTTGACAAGATCATCAACTGCTTCTGATAGTTTGGGATCAGTACTACTTTTACCTGACCACCAGTCATTAATTGCTTCTGCTAATTGTCCTTCGTATGCATTACCTTTGTTTTGCACACCTCTACCACCGGAAGAACCGGAACCAAATTTCATAGTAATTTTACTAACTTTGGTTGCTCGTTTGATATCACTAAGTTCAATGTCACCTTGTAAATTTCTGGTCACATTAATTTTACTGATCGAACCAGGATCAATATTGATTGGTGATCCGATTTTCGCAAACTTGTTTTTGAGATATACAAAAACATCGATAATTTCGTTAATCTTTGCTTTATCACCTTTCAAGGTTTGCTTAATCTCTGTCGCAGTCTTTGGAAAAAATGTATAAGCCATTAGTTACTTTCAAAAAAAGTATTTATCTTATGACATGATTTACTTTTAAAAGTATTTATCTTATAATTTGAATCTCCTTCCCGGAAGTCCAAATTTCCAATTCGGTTTTTAACCGAGACTCATTATATAAAGTTTCATATCGTTGGCAAGCTTTCTTTCTCCACCATTCAATCAAGTTTACCACTTTATGTTTTTCATAGTTTTCACCAGGAATAAGCACGTCCGTCTTACAGTTCACATAGTCTACCATGTTTTTGAAACCATAGTCACTAATATAATATCTCTTCTGTTCTGTCAACCCTTTAGCCTTCTCAATCGTTGCTTGGAATGTATCCCCATCAGGAGTGCCTTTAAGTGCTGCTTTAGTGAGTGAGATAATCTTCATAGAGATTTTAAGTTTCTTACTAGAAGCATCATCCTCAACTAAAGAACCAACACGTTCTTCAACAAAGTCACGCAAGTCCGAATATGGCTTGCCGTGCATCATAGGCAAGAAATCACTGTCTGTCAATCCTTTGTATCTAATATAAGGTTTCATTCCGTCATATTGTGATACAGTTTTTGAACTACCATAGAGACTAGTTGTTTCAAATAGACAAAGATTCATTCCATACTTCTTATTCACAATCTCTCTCACTTCATGTGATGTACAGATTGCAGCCAGAAGTTTGCCACCAAGATAATTGTAACCGAAAGGTTGTGTCGGCACAATAACAAAACCCATCATTGCAGAATCATTGAATCTTTTACCCCATTCAGGTTGTTGTGTAAACACCTGACCGAGAAGTTGATTTCGTGGACGACAATTGATGACTGGAGAACCAAGGCGAATGAATCCTACGATCTTATCTGTGTTTGTCTCACGCACAGCAAGTTTGACATTACGGCCAACTGGAGCAATGTTCACGTGCGAGGAGGTGATGTTTAAAAGATTCATCCATGTTTCACCATCAATCTCACACACCTCAAAATTCATATCTTTTGGATGCGTTGAGAAATCTTGAAAGAGATCATCTTCAAGTGGAAACAAAGGATTGGTTGGTAATTCAGAAAGAGAATTTAACTTTTGGTCACGCATATATTCATCAATACGATGAAAATTGCCAAAGTAATCTTCGAAAGCTTTTGCACAATGCACTGCTTCTTCAAATGTCAATTTCATACCTTAAAACCCTCAAAAGATTTTTTGGCTTTCATTTCTCTATTACCAAAAGTGTTTAATGGTTTGTCGGTGATACCAGCATCAGCCAACCCATCTTGTGCAGATTGTTCGATATCATACAGTCGCATCTTTGCTCTGTCAATACCAACAGTGAATCTCTTATACATTGTTGGATCAGAATAACGATTCTTCAATTGTTTCACCATGATCTGACCAAGTTCTTCCAGTTCTTCGGAAGAAATCAATGCAAACATTAAGTCCGCGGTTGCTGGCAGACCAAAAGACTCACTTGTATCCTCAAGTCCGGGGTCGGATGAAGTAAAACCGGATCTTGTTGTTTGGGTAGCAGATACAATTGGGACTCCGAATTCAACTGCAAGACCTCGCAGTTCCTCGGCAATAGCTTTAACATAGGTGTAACTGTTGACATTTGCTCCTGCCTTAACGCGAGCACTACAGCAAATGTTGAGATAATCAACAAAGATAATATCAGGTAAAAAGCTCTTCTTAAGATTGAGTTCATTTAGTAATGTCCTGAAATGCGTTACCGATGCTGATGCAGTTGGATATTCTTTAA